GCTCATACACAGGTAATGGTTCAGAACAACTTGTAGAAACAGGATTTGAACCAGCATTTGTTATAACAAAATCAACAAGCGCAACAGGGCATTGGAGAATGTATGATAACAAAAGAGGTTCTACAGATAGTTCTTCTTCTTATGTTGGTAATAGAAAAGTATTGTATGGTGATTTAGATATTGCAGAAGGAAATGGTATTAATGAAATAAGATTTTTATCGAATGGTTTTGAAGTTGGTCCAGGTAATAATACTAATACGAACGGTGTTTCATTTATCTATATGGCATTTGCTGCAGACCCAGATACTATAGCCCCAACACTTGCAGATAGTTTTAGTACAGTAGCTTATACAGGCACAGGTACTAATCAAAAAGTTGAAGGTTTAGGATTTGCCCCTAATTTAGCTTGGATAAAATCAAGAAGTATAAATAATACTAACGTATTACACGATACAGTTAGAGGTATAGGAAATGTTCTTTATTCTAATTTAACTAATGCTGAAGCAGATGAAAGTGCATATTTTACAAGCGTAGGATATGATTATTTACAATTTGGTACAAATGCAGGTAATTATAATAATACAGGTACAGATTACGTTGCTTGGGCGTGGAAAGCCGACGATAACGAACCGACAATAAACACAGAAGGAAGTACAGATTCAATTGTTAGCGCAAATGCTAATGCAGGGTTTAGTATTGTAAAATATGAAGGTAATGGTACTTCTGGAGCAACCGTAGGTCACGGATTATCAGCAGCACCAGATTTAATGATTGTTAAAATTGCAACTGGAAATATTGGGAATTGGGCTATTTATCATAAAGATTTAGGTGCAACAAAACTTTTGCAATTTAATACTGCTGCTGCGCAAACAAATAGTGCTTGGTGGAATAATACAGCTCCAAGTTCAAGTGTTTTTTCTGTAGGAACAACAAGCGACACAAATGCAAGTTCTTATGGTTACATAGCCTACTGTTTCCATTCAGTATCTGGATATAGCAAGATTGGAAGTTATACAGGTAATGGCAGTTCATCTGGTCCAACTGTAACAACAGGGTTTCAGCCAGACTGGATAATGATTAAAAGTACTAGTATAGCTGGAGCTTGGATGATAATAGATAGTGTAAGGGGTACGTCCCAATTATTACAACCACAATCAAATGCTGTAGAACAAAACGTAGGCACTCCAATTAATTTTACATCTACTGGATTTCAAATAACAGATACTAATGATTCAAGAAATCAATCAGGTGCAACTTATATATATATGGCATTTAAAATAAATTAAAATGAATGGATTTGAACCATTCATATAACATGTAATATACATAATAACATAATTTAATCAAATTCAATAGTTTATGAAATTAACAGAAAAAGAGCACAAAGATTTAAAATCTTTAATAGAAAGAGTTGCTACAACTCAAAATGAAATAGGGTTAAACACAATCAACGGACACAAGTTAGCCCACAATTTCTCACAATTAGAAATGCAATTAAATACAATGAAGTCTGATCTTGAAAATACTTATGGTAAAATTAACATAAATATTGAAACAGGTGAGATAGATAAAATTGAATCAAATGAAACTAATAAGGAAGATTAGTGTAGGAAGAGACTATAAAGATAATGCAATGCACTATCAAATAGGACAAGAGGTTTATGGGAATCACATTATAACAAATATACTTGAAAAAAGTTCTGATTACGAAATATACATTAAAAAGAATAAAGAAGTATTACTTTGGAAATCTTTTAATAAAAACATGGGAATAAGTATTGAGTATAATTTAGATTATGAATAATCCGTATGCTTTAATAATACAGCCCAAACAAAACCGCTATAAAAACACTAAAAAAGTATCTGATAAAAACTTAATCCTTAACACATCGATTAGTGATCACAGATATGTAAGTAAAGAAGCAATAGTAAAAGCGCTTCCAGGCGCGTTTAAAACGCCTCTACAAGAGTCTGATGAAGTAATGGTGCATCATAATATATTTAGAAGATATTACGATGTTAGAGGAAATGAAAAAAATAGCGGTAATTATTTCAAAGAAGATATGTACTTTTGTTATTTAGATCAAGTGTACATGTATAAAAGAAATAAAGATTGGGTGGCAATGCCGGGTTATTGTTTTGTAAATCCTATACAATCGGAAGATAAATGGGAAAACAAAGAAGAACCTTTAAAAGGTATTGTGGTTTATACAGATGGCTCTGATTTTGTAAAAGAAGGTGAGCTTGTTGGATTTACACCATATTCAGAATTTGAATTTATAGTTGGTGATAAAAGATTATATAGAATAAAATTAAATGATATTTCAATAAAGTATGAACACAAAGGAACAGAAAAACTCTATAATACAAGCTGGGTATAAAGCTGTAAAAGAGTTAATCAAAGTCGCTGAAGAAGAAATCATAGTAGAAAATGCAGCAGATGAGTTAGCAGCAGATAGATTAAAGAATGCAGCGGCAACTAAGAAGCTAGCCATATTTGATGCTTTTGAAATACTCAATAGAATTGAATCTGAAAAAGCAATGCTAGAAAATAAGCCTCAAGATAAGAAAGAAGCTTTTAGCGGATTTGCAGAAAAAAGGTCTAAATAATGTCATATCAGCAAACATTATATAAAATTATTGAGCCTATTAAGCGCACAACGATACATAGACTGAATAAAAAGAAATACTGGGAATACGGATATAACAAAGAACACGATATAGTTGTTATAAGTAAAACAGGTAAGATTGGTGATGTATATGAAATACAAAACCTTAAGATTGCTTTACCATTAGCGGAAGATGTGTATAGCAAAGATAACAAATGGGTTCCTATAGACTATCCAAGAGAATTAAAAAATATAAAAACAATATTCGATTGGCAAACATACCCAGAAGAATTTAAAAATAAATGGTATGGGTATATTGATAAAGAATTTAATAGAAGAGAAAAAGGGTATTGGTTCCGTAATAAAGGCGTTGACACTTATATTACTGGCTCTCATTACAATTACTTGCAATGGTCCAAAATTGATGTTGGGCAGCCAGACTTTCGAGAAGCAAACAGATTATTCTTCATATTCTGGGAAGCATGCAAGGCAGATCAAAGATGTTATGGAATTTGCTACCTTAAGAATAGACGGTCTGGATTTAGCTTCATGTCAAGCAGTGAAACGGTTAACCAAGCTACGATTACTTCCGATGCTAGATTCGGAATCTTATCGAAGACTGGTAGTGATGCAAAGAAGATGTTTACCGACAAGGTCGTACCAATCTCAATCCATTACCCGTTTTTTTTCAAACCAATACAGGATGGAATGGACCGCCCCAAAACAGAATTGGCCTACCGTGTCCCCGCATCCAAACTTACAAGAAAGTCCATCACCAATACAGCCGCTTCCAACGCGAACGCGCTCGAAGGGCTCGATACAACAATAGATTGGAAAAACACGGGTGATAACTCTTATGATGGTGAAAAGTTAAAATTACTTGTTCACGATGAATCTGGTAAATGGGAAAGACCAGACAATATATTAAACAACTGGCGAGTTACTAAAACAACGCTGAGATTAGGAAGTAGAATAATTGGTAAGTGTATGATGGGATCTACTTCAAATGCCTTAGATAAAGGTGGTGATAACTTTAAAAAATTATACAATGACTCAGATGTTACAAAAAGAAACCGCAACGGACAGACTCGCAGCGGATTATATAGTTTGTTCATACCTATGGAGTGGAACTACGAAGGATTCATTGATTCTTTTGGACTACCTGTATTCGATACACCCCGAGATGGTGTCGAAGGACCTCAGGGCGATAAAATCGATGTGGGGGTAATAGAACACTGGGAAAATGAAGCTGATGGATTACGCGATGACCCTGATGCGTTAAATGAATATTATAGGCAGTTTCCTAGAACAGAAGAACACGCATTCAGAGACGAAACAAAAAATAGTATATTTAATTTACAAAAAATATACGAGCAAATAGATTACAACGATGGAACAATGACATCCGGCGCTGTAACAAAAGGAAACTTTCAATGGGAAAACGGTATAAAAGATTCAAGAGTAATTTTTACGCCTGACCTCAGAGGAAGATTTAATATATCTTGGGTTCCTAGTATAAATCTCCAAAACCATGTAATACTAAAAAATGGGAGAAAGCACCCGGGCAATGAACATATAGGAGCATTTGGTTGTGACTCTTATGATATATCGGGTACAACAGATGGAAGAGGTTCAAAAGGAGCTTTACACGGAT